ATGAAGAGGGAGAAATACCGCAAAGACACGTGTGGCCGGGCTTGCAGACAATTCTGTAACGTTTGAATTTCACCAGGACTACGCAACAGGAGAAGTAGAACAAACAATCTATCCACTTCTCGGAACAGCAGTAAGCGTCGTAGCAAAGCCAGTAGCAGGAACAACAACATCAATCAATCCGCAGTATCAATTCTCAGCTCTTATCTCCGAATGGACTCCGATCAACGGAACCGTCGGTGAATTAGCAACAGCAAGTGTAACTTGGCCGATTTCCGGCGCAATTACTAAGACAACAACCTAAAGAAAAAAGGGGGAAAATAAATGGATGGATTATTCATCAAAGTAAAAACAAACGATGGCACCGATGCAACGTTCCCGTTGCGTCCACGTATCATCGTGGAATTTGAACAAAAGTTTGGAAAAGGACTTGCAAAACTTATCGGCGAAGAGCAGAAACTAGAGCACATCTATTATTTAGGATGGCTCGCACTTCGAGCAAACGGCAAGGTTGTGAAACCTTTCGGGCCTGATTTCTTGGATACATTAGAAGCGGTATCCCTGGACACAGACCCAAATTCCGAATCCACAGAGACAGCCTGACATATTCAATAGCAGCAGTTTCTGTGGAGACAGGGATCGACCCGATCAGTTTATTAGATGCACCGGAAGGCATTCTAGAAGCGATCGTGATCTACCTGAAAGAGCGAGCAAAGGCGGTCAATAAAAATGGCGGATGACACAGTAGTTATATCCGGCATCAAAGAAACCATCGAGTCGCTTAAAAAATTCGACAAGGACGCAGCTCGTCGGCTGAACAAAGTGATCAGCGACGAGCTCCGCCTTGCCGAAGGCGCAGCCAGGGCCAAAGTTACAGACGCACCACCAATGAGTGGCTGGCGCACCGTTCCAGCGATAAATGGGCAAACACGCGGCGGCAAAGGCTGGCCGGCTTGGGAGCCAGGAGAGATCCGTCGCGGAATTAAGAAAACCAGAGTCGAAGGCAAAGTCCGATCCGATTACACCACCAGCGCCGGAGCGCTTATTCAAAGCACAGCAGCCGGTGCCATTTGGGAAGTAGCAGGACGACGCAGCGGCGGATCAGGAACAGGACGCAACATGATCGGCGTCCTTAACGAAAGATTCAAAGGCGCATCACGCGGCATCTGGGCGGTTGTAGATAAAGACGGAGATAAAATTCGCACCAACGTTCGCAAAGCGATAGAAGATGCACAAAGATTACTAAAAGCAAACTTGAACAAGGAGAAGGGATAACCACGTGGCAGTAGGAGCAGTAGTCGCCCGGATTATTACCCAATACTCCGACAAAGGAAGCAAAGCAGCAGCCAGGGATATAAATAAACTTGGTCAATCCTTCGACAAATTTGCAGGCAAAGTAGGCAAAGCATTCGTGATCGCAGGCGCAGCTGCGGCAGCCTTTGCAGTCAAGATCGGCACAGATGCGGTCAAGGGCGCAATGGCAGATCAGAAACAACAAGTCGCTCTAGCAACTGCGCTACGCAATACAACAGGAGCAACAGACGAAGCAATTGCTGCCACAGTTAAATACCTAGATGCTAAAGAATTACTCGTAGGTGTTGACAATGCGGAATTGATTCCTTCGCTTCAAACTTTGGTGCAAGCGACCAAAGACGTCACGCAAGCACAGATACTGCAAAACCTTGCTCTTGATATTTCTGCTGGTACTGGTAAAAATTTAGAAGCGGTATCGCTTGCACTTGCCAAAGCAATCGGCGGCAACGTTGGTGCACTTACTAGACTCGGTGTACCTCTTGATGCAGCAGCAGTAAAGTCTAAAGATCTTAATGGAATTCTTGTATCGCTTGGCGAAACTTTTGCAGGACAGGCAGGCAAACGCGCTGAAACCTTCGAATTTAGAATGATGCGTTTACAGTTAGCCTTTAACCAAGTTCTTGATCAACTTGGATATGCATTTATTCCGGTTTTGGAAAACTTTGCTCAAATTTTAATGACCAAAGTCATACCGGCAGTTCAGACATTCATAAACGAAAACGGCGATAAACTTGTCAGCGCTTTAAGTCAAGCGCTCAAAGCGGTTCTTGGCTTCGGATTCACTCTCTTCAAAGTTTTCTCATTTGTAGCAAAGAATAAAAATGTATTCATAACACTCGGTGCAATTTTCGCCGCTACATTTGTAGCAGCTAAAGTGATTGCATTCGTAACAGCGATCGGCAAACTGGTCGCTGCTTATAAGGCGATCAGAGCAGCAGCCATCGGCGCAGCGGCAGCACAGGCAGCGGCAACCGGCGGTCTTTCAGTAGCCGCAGCCGCAGCTGGAGTCGCAGCCTTTGCCGCAACGCTTGGTGGACTTTATCTAGCCGTCAACACCGCAAACAATGCGATGGACAAACTAGATAACACCGGCGAAGATTTAGAGTTCTCATTTGATGGCTTAAATGATGAAACGGATTCATTTCTTGCAAGTCTCAAAGGCCTTAATATCAATCTTGGAAAGGTAACGACCAAGACAAAGGCGCAAACAGCAGCCGACATAGCAGCTGCAAAGGCAAAGACAGTTCTAGCAGCTCTGGCAAAATTAGGCGTAAAGCCAACCACAGAGAAGGATCCGATTCAGCTCGAAGCAGCACGTCTAAACCTTCTCAAGCAAAGCAACCTAGAAGAGCAACGCAAACTCGCAGCGATCATGGAAAACATGAAGGCGCAAGTGATGGCAAACGAAGCCGTTCAGCGATACGTAGATCTGCTTGGAGTCGTTGCCGATCAAACAATTTCACCAGAAGAAGTCATTCTTCTTGCAGGCAAATGGGGCATTAGCAAAGAAGCAGTTATCGCATACACGACTGCGATCTTTGCAGTAAACGATGCCAAACTTTCTACAGAGGAAATCGACCTGCTTGCAAAGCAATGGGGAGTGACAAAGCTACAAGCAGAGATGTACCTGGACTTCTTCAAGGCGATCAACGACGGAAAACTAGATCAATCCGAAGTAAACGCCTTGATGGAAAAATGGAAACTGACCGGCGCACAAGTCGCAGATTACGCAAAGAAGATCGCAGACGGCGTGGTTCCGTCCACATTGTGGCCAACACCAGGCAACCAGGCAGCACAATCTTGGCGCGATGCGCTTGCAGCTCTTAACGCCTACCTTGCAGCCGCAGGGGTCAAACTTGCACCAACAATGCCGACACCAACAGCGCCAACCCCTGGGCCAACACCAGGACCAACACCAGCACAGATCGCAGCTGTGGCTAAGAAAATAGAATCCTCAACAGGATCCGCAGCAAGCGCATTCGGAACTTTGACCACAGAAGAGAAGGCAGTTCTAGGCGGATACAAACCATTTGTGGGAGCACAAACAACTTTCTCAGCTCCAACAATTTCAGGAGCATCAAGTGTCGGACTAGGAACATCCGGAACAGGTTCACAATTACCAGCCGGAGTAACGATCAATATGACAGTTCAAGGAAGCGTCACATCCGAAAACGATCTGGTTGCATCCATTCGCAACGGATTGCTTCAAGGACAAAATAACGGCCAGGCAATTCTGAAATCTGCGGTGGCAATCTAATGACAATGCCAACGCTCGGCGTTGCCGTCGATTTTGCCAACGGCCCGGCCTTTGGCAATCCGCTCATTCTTGACGATCCTTCAACGCCACTCGGCGTCGGCATTTTGGCAGATACGGCTTCAGATGTTGTCGATGTTTCCAACATTACGCTCAGGGCATCGATTCGCAGAGGAAGAAACAGAATCCTCAACAAGTTCGAAGCAGGAACCGCAACGATCGTTCTTGAAGATCAAAATGGCGACTGGGTTCCTTCCAATCCAGCATCTCCTTATTATGGAAAACTTCTACCACTTCGCAAAATTAGAATATGGGCAGATTACGATTCAGGATCCGGAACGGTTCGCTACTACCTTTATTCTGGCTACATTACCAGTTACGACACAAACTTCAGCCTTGGATTCAACGACCTTTCTACCGTCACCCTGCAATGCGTGGACGCCTTCCGCTTATTTTCTAACGTGTCAATTTCAACCGTTGCAGGCACTTCAGCAGGGCAGACAACAGGAGCGCGGATGGAAAACCTGCTCGACGTTGCAGCCTTTCCACTTTCTCAGCGTGCGATCGATACAGGAGACAGCACCGTCCAGGCAGATCCAGGAACCGAGCGCGACCTATTGAACGCACTTCAAACAATAGAAAACAGCGAGTTCGGTGGCTTTTACATTGATCCAGAAGGCAATGCCACATTTCTATCACGCAATACCGTGACACAAAAGGCAGATCAGACAGCAACAGATTTCTCAGACGGCGGAACCGGAATCTCTTACCAGGCGATCGATTTCGCCTACGACGACACCCTTATCTTTAACGATGTGACCGTCAACCGGGTGGGCGGCACAGCTCAAACGGTTCAGGACACCAGCAGCATCGAAACCTATTTCATCCATTCCGGAAAGCGCGAAGGCCTACTGATTCAAACAGATGCCGAATCTTTAGATCAGGCAGCGATGATTCTTCAATCGCGCAAAGATGCAATCTTCCGAATCGATTCCATCGGGCTAAACCTGGCAGACGACACCGAAACGGCCAGGATCGTGGCAGGGCTAAGTTTAGACATTTTCGATTTGGTTAACATTACAAAGACGACCCCGGGCAGCACTTCTGTTACGCTTGAGTTATTCGTACAAGGAGTGCAACAGGACATAACGACCAACACATGGACGACCAGATTGTTCACAGCAGAACCTATAATTCAAGCATTCATCTTAGACTCGACAACTCAAGGAATATTGGATGGCGCAAATTCTGTGCTTTCCTACTGATTAAGGAGCAACAATGGCAAAGCAGACATTTACTACCGGTCAAGTTCTGACCGCAGCGCAAATGACATCGCTGCAACAAACTGCGATGTTAGGCGGAGCTGCAAACGCAAAGATTGCTTCTTATGTGCTTGTTGCAGCTGATGCCGGTGATGCAATCACAATGGATAATGCAGGAGCAACCACGATCACGGTCAACACCGGATTGTTTGCTGCCGGCGACATTGTGACCATCATCAACATTGGAGCAGGCGCCTGCACGATTACAGCAGGAACGGCAACAGTTACGACTTCAGGATCCCTTGTTCTTGCTCAGAATCAAGGCGGCGTTCTTCGTTTCACAAGTGCAAGCGCGGCGATCTTCTTACAGTTCGCAACTCCAGCCTCTGGAGACATTGAAGGAGTTACAGCCGGCACAGGAATTTCAGGTGGTGGCACTTCAGGAACCGTCACAATCACCAATTCAATGGCGACAGAGATTGCAGCAAAAGGTGATTTGATTGCAGGTACTGGGTCACAGACTTTTGACAATTTGACTGTGGGGGCAAATAACACAATTTTAATCGCTGACTCAAGCACCGCAACTGGATTAAAATGGGCTAACCCAGCAGGCGGTCCTACTTTTTATGCTTACCTATCATCAAATCAGACAGTCACAGCCGGTGTAATTACAAAAGTACAATGCAACACAGAGGAATACGATTTAGGCAGTAATTATGACAACGCCACAGATTATCGTTTTACACCAACAACACCCGGCATTTATCAATTCAATTTTGTAACAACAGCAAGCGGATCAGGCGGCACGACCATTTGGGTGTACAAAAATGGTTCAGCAATTCGTGAAGGTGCGCGTACCGCTGGAGCAGGTGCGCCAATGGGTTTTAGCACTCAACTTTCAATGAACGGCACAACTGACTATGTGGAGTTTTTTGCACAGGTGTCAGCGGGCACGACAGTTTATGGTGGACAAGCTGTGACCGGTTTTGGCGCAGCTTACTTAAGGAGCAATTAAAATGGCAAAAAATCTGACAGAACAATTAATCGATGCATTTCCAGAATTGGCGGAAAATTTCTCGGCTTTTCATCCGGATCGCATTTATTTACGAAATGACTCAGATGGTGCAGGTGATTACATTAAATCATGGAATTACGAAAAGCCAATACCTGACGGCTTAAAACTGGGCAAGCATTAGCACAATCCCCCAAGATTATGCCGATACATATAAATGACATAGTGGAAACAGTTATTGTCAAGAACTTAAAGCGTAGAGATGATCGCCTTGAAGCTATAAGTAAACAGCTTGATGATTTAGGTATAAACTGGCTTCGATTTGATGTTATTGACCATATTGGCACAAGAGCAAGCGCGACTTGGTGGAATTCCTTCAACGGGCTTCAAGCCATAAGATATGCAAAGCATGCGAAATTGCCTTGTGTTTTAATTCTTGACGATGACTGCCTCTTTGTGGATGACTTTGCAGCAAGATTTGAAGAACTCTGGCCTCACATTCCGCCCGATTGGGATTATGTTTCTTTTGGGGAAATTTTCGGTGACAAAAGAGAGATTTATCCAGGAATTGTGGAAAGCCAAAATAGCTGGGGTGGTCACGCGAGCCTTGTTCGTGACACTCTCTATGATTTAATCTTAGAAAACATTGATGGTTTAGATTTCGCCGATGAACAGATGAATCGCAAAGTTAAACCTCACGCAAAATGTTATGTTTTCTCGCCTTACTTGATAACACAAGCACCAGGATTTTCAGATCATTCAGGGGATTATGCAACAAATCACTTGTTCGATTAAATAACTATAAAGGAGAGAAATGGCTTCCTCAAAACAACTACTTGTCACCTCAACTGCTCAGATTCTTATTGAATCTTATGGTGAGAACCGCCGAGTCCTTCTGACAAATAGCAACGATCATCCCTGCTATCTTGGCGGAGCCGATGTCACTTCAAGCACAGGTATGCAATTTCAGAAAAACACAAGCCTTGATTTTCTCGTTCCCATCAAAAGTGTGATTTATGCCGTGGCAAATGGCAACAACACTACCACCGTATCCGTTCTCTACTTGGAGCCATAACATGACTGCACAAGATTACGCAGCTCTGACGGTTTCGATCATTACGATCGCCGGCGCATTTGCAGCGATCACCAGATGGCTCGTAAAGCACTATTTGGCAGAATTAAAGCCAAACGGCGGCAGCTCGATGAACGATCGCATGACCAGGGTCGAAAGCAGAGTCGACGAGATCTACAGCCTTTTATTAGAAAACAACAAAACAAGAGGGGGCAGGAAATGAACCAAAGAGACAAGATGATCCAGATCGCAAGAGCAGAGCTCGGATACATCGAAGGGCCAGCCGATAACCAGACGAAATACCAGAAGGCAAACGTCGCCTGGTGCGGCGCCTTCGTTAACTGGGTGGCAAAACAGGCCGGCGTACGAATTCCAAACTGCGTCTACACCCCGGCAGGGGCGGTCGCCTTTATGGATA